GCCAGCAAGCGTCAAGGGCGCGGTCGCTCTTAGAAAGTCTTTACGCCAGTTTAGTCCTGACCTTGCCAAGGCTTTACCTAAAGAGGTTGCAGCAGCTCTTAAGCCAATTACAAAAGCTGCTAAAGGTTATCTGCCAGATGATGGTCAAGTCCTTAGTGGCTGGTTAGCCCGTGAAGGCTCACAGGCTCGCTTTCCTAGTTACAATGCTCGAATCGTTAAGTCAGGCATTGGTTATAAGACAACACCATCCAAGCCAAACCGCAAAGGTTTTAGATCTCTTGCTCGCGTATTTAACAAAAGTGCTGCTGGAGCAATCTACGAGACTATGGGTCGCAAAACTCCAAGCAGTCGCTTCGTACAAAACCAACAAGGTAAGTACGGCTCTCAAATGAAGGGTCGCGACAAGATGGAAGGTCGTGCTTTGTTTCGTGCTTACGAAGAAAACAATGGCAAGGCTAGAGAAGCAGTATTGGCAGCTATTAAAAATGCGGCAGATAAACTCAATGCAAGAGCGAGAGGCTAATCATGGCTAATGTGTTAATTGATATTGCCGCGGAGTTCGTAGGCAATAAAGCCTTTAAGCAAGCAGATAGTGCCACAGATCAACTCACCAAGAATGTTAAGAAACTAGCAGGTGCTTTTGGTCTGGCTTTTAGCACAACAGCAGTTTTAGCCTATGGCAAGGCTGCCGTCAAAGCAGCAGCAGCAGATCAAAAGGCACAACAAGGTTTAGCCTTAGCTCTTAAGAATGTTGGACTAGAGCGCGATGCTGCTAGTGCAGAAGGATTCATCCAAAGACTTCAGAGCGAGTTTGGCATCATCGATGACAAGTTGCGCCCTGCGTATCAGGCTTTAGCAGTAGCAACACGGGACACAGCAGAAACACAAAGACTGCTCAATCTTGCTTTAGATATTTCTGCTTCGACCGGCAATGATTTGGGGAAAGTCACAGCTGCGCTTAGTCGTGCATATCTGGGAAACAACACCGCACTTTCTCGTTTAGGTGTTGGTATCTCAAAGGCAGACCTTAAGACTAAGTCTTTCTATGACATAACCACAGATCTTGCACAAACCTTCAAGGGTTCAGCAACAGCGGCAGCAAATACTTTCCAAGGTTCGATGGACAAGCTTGCCGTTGCATCTGCCAATGTCCAAGAGATTATCGGCACAGGCATCATTGATGCACTTGGCACACTTGGTGGCAACACAGCCGTGGATGATCTTGCAAATGATATGGAAAGAGCAGCACTTGGTGCAGCAGATTTCCTTCGTGGTTTAGCACAGATTGGCACATTCAAGGTTAGTGGCGAAACAAAGTCCTTGATTGGATTACTGCTTACACCGTTTCAGCGTTCATTATCTGCGGGACCTTTAGGTGCAATCACTAGACTAGGTGCGGCATCACGCATAGAACCAAAACCTTTTACAACTCCAATGACTGTTTCAGGTCAAACTCAAGTCAGACAACAAGCACAGATCACTAAACTGACTCAGCAACAAGCAGTCGCACAAAGCAAGATCACCAAGGATAAGAGAATTCAGCAAGCCATCGACAAAGCTAATCTGGCTCTTAGCAAGGGTGAAGAAGTTTTTGACTTAGACAAGATTCAGATTGCAGCAGCTCTTACATCTCAGGCAGAGGCTTTAGGCAAAGCCACCACATCATCGCAGGTCTTGCAGATTGCTAACGATACGGCTCGCCTGAATGTTAAGCGTTCCATCCTCGCTTTAGAAGATGCTATCGCTGCTAAAGACGAAGCAGCTATTATCTCTGCTACTAACAAACTCAATGCTGATCTTAAAGTGTTGGGAACATTAGGTGCACAGAATCTTAAACTTCTAGACATCAAGTCCTTGCTAGACAGCTTAAAGCCTAAAGATCTTATCAATCTTGCTAATCTAGAAGCCGCTTTGGCTTTATTGGCTAAAATTAATCTCGCTTCTACTGGCTCAAAGACCACGCCTTCACCAAGTACAGGCGGGGGCGGTGCTGGCGGTGCTGCTGCTGTACCTACTAACCCTGCTTTGCAGTCTTTAATTGACCTTCGCAAACAGACACAGGTTGGAACGGCACTTAACTTTAAGCTTAAAGAACAAATTGATGAAATGATGTTTAACGCATCAACCCCTGTCAGTAACCTAGTCGATGAACAAGCCAAGATCGCTAGAATGCGTGAATTAGCAACTACAGGCATTAGTGCAGGATCGTCCTTTGATGCGGCTCGATTCCGCATGAAAGAAAATGCAGACATGAACATCACCATTAACACGGGCATCGGTGACCCTAATGCTATTGCTGAAGCTATTGACAATGTACTTCGTGAAGCACGAGACAGAGGAACGCTAACAATCGCATGACATGGCTACCAGAGTGGCGCGTAACAGTAGGTGATGATGTCTATACGACTGTCACCTCTGTGTCGTTTGCATCTGGTCGCTTAGACATTGATAGGCAATGCACAGCAGGTTACTGCCGAGTAGAGATCATCAATGCTACCAATGCACCTTTCACCATTAATGTCACAGAGCCAGTTACTCTAGAGCTTAAAAACAGCACAGGGACTTATGTAACAGTATTCGGTGGAGAAGTCTCAGACTTTAACATCGGTGTGCGTAGCCCTGAAGAAACTGGCTACATTACTACTGGCACGATTCTAGGCATTGGCTCACTTGCTCGTCTGACTAAGGCTGTCTATAACACAGCACTTGCCGAAGGATTAGATGGTGCACAGATTAGCGCGATCCTCGGTGCAGCTCTTAACCTGTCATGGGCTGAGATAACTCCGACTGTGACATGGGATACATATCCAGCAGATGTTACATGGGACAATGCTGAGTCTTACATCGGCACAATCGACACAGGCTTTTACACCATGATTGCCCTTGCTGCTAATGCCACGGCTAAAAGCCAAACCCTTGCAGATCAAATTGCCACTAGCGCGCTTGGAACGATCTACGAGGAAAAAGACGGAGATGTTTCCTATGACGATGCAGACCACAGATCTAACTATCTCGCAGCAAACGGCTTTACTAACCTCGATGGCGCATATGCAACACCAACCTCTATCACCTCAACAACTCAGACTGCTCGCATCCGTAACAGCCTTATCTACAAATACGCCACAGGATATGGAAGCACCTACAGTACCTCTGACACAGACTCTATAGCCACCTACGGGCTTTTTGAGCGTTCGGTGGACTCAAACATCAAGAACCTTGCAGACATCACCGATATCGCCTCTAGAGAGCTTAAATTGCGTGCTACGCCTCGGGCATCATTAGGTGCTATTCGCTTTCGTCTAGATAATCCAGACATGCCGAGTGCGATGCTTGACAACCTCATCGGGGTCTTTTTTGGTCAGCCTGTGCAGATCAACAATCTGCCTAGCAATTTATTAGGTGGAATCTTTGACGGCTTTGTGGAAAATGTGGCACTTAACGCCACCCCTACTTATGTGGACATAACCCTTTATGTCTCAGCAACAGACTTCTCACTCAGTACGACTCAATGGGAAACAGTTATTCCAGCCTCTCTAATCTGGACGGGCGTAAATGGTACACTTACATGGACAAATGCGACAGGAGCACTAACCTAAATGGCACTATCACCGAACTATGGATGGGCTGAGCCAGATAACTCAAGCCTTGTTAAAAATGGCGCACAGGACATCCGCGCATTGGGCGATGCTATTGACACATCACTCTGGAATGTGGGCTTCGGTCAAGCAGGTAAGAATAAGATCATCAATGGTGACATGAACATCTGGCAGCGTGGAATATCATTTGCTAGTGCAGCTAATGGCTCTTATTCAGCAGACCGATTCAAGTACGCTTTTGATGGTAGTGGTACGGCAACAATTAGCCAGCAAGCTTTTACGGCTGGAGCGGCACCTGTTGCAGGATACGAAAGCCAATACTTTTTGCGCCATCTGGTAACTTCTGCTGGTAGTACGACTTTTACTCAGATATTTCAACCGATTGAGGATGTTCGTACTTTCGCAGGTCAGACTGTAACATTCTCATTTTGGGCAAAAGCAGATTCTGCGCGTTCATCATTCATTTATGCAGAACAAAACTTTGGTTCAGGTGGATCGGCTACTGTTCAGTATCTTTCAATGGGTAGCGCATCACTAACTACATCATGGCAGCGTTTTAGTTTTACCGTTGCCCTGTCTAGCATCTCAGGTAAAACCATTGGAACAAACTCACAACTAAACTTTTACATTCGATGCGGTACAGCTCTGAATGCTTCAACAGACATCTGGGGTGTGCAGTTAGAATACGGATCAAAGGCAACTCCATTTGAGACTGCGACAGGAACATTTGGTGGAGAATTAGCGTTGTGCCAGCGTTATTATTACAGAGT